ACCAGATCAAGAAAGACTGTATCGTGCTAGACTTCGGTAGCAGCATTCTAACGCATGGCGCGTTGGATGAAGCAGCTAACCTAGATGGCAAGCCCAAAAACCCCAACGGGGAAGCGCCAGAAAAGCAATGTCCAGAGTGCGGATTCATCAACCCTCTTAACGTCAGAATGTGCGTTGAGTGTGGCTATGAGTTCCAAAGCCAAGACACAGAAGAATTGGTGGACTTCACGCTGACAGAATACGACCTCATGGAACTATCACCGTTCCTATGGATGGACATATTTGGCAACGGATCATGCCTCATGGCAATGGGCTTCAATGGCTTTGGTGTAGTCGGCACAGTGGGCGATACATCTATTGGGCTAGTCAAGGCTCAGAACGGGCGAAAGGTGCGCTCAGTCGCCATTGGGGGTAAGGTGCAAGCCATGTCAGCAGCAGATGACTTCATGCGTGAAATAGAAGACAGCAGCGCAGCTAACAAATCTAAACGCTGGCTCAATGAGAGGGCCACAGACAAGCAACGCAATGCTTTGCGCAGGGGTGGGGTTCAAGTAAGCGCAATGGACTTCTCATGGACAAAATACAAAGCCGCATGCTGGCTAAATTATCTGTGGAACAAAGAACAAATAGATGCAGCCGTAGAAAGAATAGCTGAATGACATATGAGGCAAAGCCACTCATAACCCTGCGACAGAAAAATAACTGTCCAGTGGTACACGTTTGGAAAAACGGCAAAGAAGTGGCTAGAATAGAATTAACGCCAAGAGAAACAACTGAATTAATAAAAGGCTTGGCAGAAAGGCTGGAAATAAATGGCACGTATAGAACTTGAACTAATAGCCATAGTTTACGACAACAGCGAGTTTGAATGTGAAGAATACAAAATCGTTGCCTTTGTATCGGATTGGAACGATGGCGAACAAGTTACCGAAGCTGCGGGAAAAGCAGTAAATGACCATATGAATCATTCCAAAAAACTCTGCATCGGGGGCTGCGCAAAAATATTCGTAGATAAAGAAAAAGTAGCAGATGCTATATTTCAAAACCCGGACGCAGATGAGGGGCTATTCGACAAAGCCGCAGAGTTGTTCGGGTTAGAAGAGGGGACAATTCATTGAATTACGAATCAGCAAAAGAACCAATGGAAGAGTTGTCATTCATACTTGGATACTTCGGATGGGGTACGCGGTTCTGCGACCTGACAGAAGAACAAGTCCAAGTGTTGATATTCGCACTGCAAGAATCAAAAAAAATTACGGAGACAGTAAATGTCGGAAACCTTGAAGAATCCTACTATAAGTCAACAGGCAGTTGGCCTTCTACTTCAATCCCATTCTAGGGAACCAGACCCAATAGCCGAACAAATCAAAGAGGCTGTGGATCAGGGGATCGTCAAAGGCGAAAAGAAACGGGAACGGCGTAAGTACATCGGTGCATCCAGTATCGGTGATGAATGCTCACGCAAAATACAATACCGATACCTCAACAGGCCCATTGATGAAGGCAAAGAATTTACCGCACGAACACTGCGGATATTTCAATTCGGTCATAACATCGAAGACTATGCCGCCAAGTGGATACAGGACGCAGGGTTTGACCTACGCACAGAAGACAAAATGGGTGAACAGTTCGGGTTCTCAATCGCTGATGGTGAAATACGCTGTCACATAGACGGCGTAATCTGTGATGGACCCGTAAAAGCGCCATATCCTATGCTGTGGGAATGCAAATCAGCCAATGACAATAAGTTCAAAGCGTTTGAAAAGCACGGCGTTGCTAAGGCAAATCCAGTGTATGCTACCCAAGTGGCACTGTACCAAGCCTACATGGAGTTAACAGAAACACCTTGTTTGTTCACCGTAGTGAATAAAAACACCAGCGAGATATACTATGAAATAATCCCTTTCAATCAAGGGCTTGCGCAGGAAGCCAGCGATAGGGCAGTAAATATCTTGACGGCTGCAAAAGCAAATGACATTCTACCACGCATCGCACAAAGCAAAGATTTCTTTCTTTGCAAGTTCTGTGAGTATCAGGATTCGTGTTGGGGGGAATAATTACAATAGTGGGGCATTCCAAGGCTGATCGGAACACCCCACATTTTGTATCAGGATGAGTGATAAGGACAACATAATGACAATATTACGCTTTGGCAACACAACTAGCCAGCTTACAGATAAAATTTCTAACCTTGTGCCACGCACAACACAGCTTCAAGATTTGTTCGATACATACCCAAATGGTGTGCGTCACGGCACTACATTTATGATCGGGTCGTTCCAAGGCGAAGCAGGTAGTTCGCTGCAAATTAACATAGATATTCATGGCCCCAACTTTATGCGCGGTCAGGATTGGGCCACAGGTGATGGCATCGGGGGTATAACCAAAATCCTAATGGAAGGTCGGGGATGGACTAGCAGAGAAGTCGCCGCGCACTATCAATCGTTCCTTGGAACGACACAAGAGCCAGCGCCAGAAAATCCAATCAAACCCGAACTTGCCAACATACCAAGCCCGGAACCAATTCCGCTGCAACAACCCGAACAAGTAGGCGCAAAAAAGGTCTACAATTTAGATACGCCCTACGATGATGAATATACATACACTGACGCTGACGGCGTTGTGCTTGTTACAGTCCGTAAATACGTGGAAGAAAGCGAAGACGGCGAAGTTAAAAAACAATTCCGCCAGTTTATGAACGGGCGCATGGGTCTGCCAGAGCCAAGACCCCTATATAACATCCCGAACATTTTGAATGCAGAAACAGTTATATGGGCGGAAGGCGAGAAATGCGCTGATGCACTAACTAGCATGGGCTTTGCAGCTACCTGTACTATCGGGGGCGCAGGAATGCTATCGGAACGTGTCGCCCATAAGTTTGATTTCTCACCACTTGAAGGCAAAGACGTAATCCTTTGGCCCGACAACGATAAAGCAGGTCGGGACTTGGCTGCACTCGTAGAACGCCTCGCCAAAGAAGCAGGGGCTAAATCAACGCTCATGCTTCGTGCGCCATTCGGGAAGCCCGAAAAGTGGGATGCCGCAGACGCACTAGACGAACAATTTGACGTTCACAGGTTTATCCGCAGTAGCCAAAGCAAAATCAAAAAGCCAATACATCTACTGGACGATAGCCTAAACATCGGGACTTACTTCGTAGGTCGCGCACCCGAACAAGAGTATCTAATCAACGGGACAATACCGCTAGGCGTTCCAACCATATTCGCCGCCGCTGGCGATAGCGGTAAAGGCATGATGACCCTAGACCTCGCAATGAAAGTCGCATCGGGCGAACCTATGCAATCAGCTTTCGGGGGAATGGTATCCACATTCGGGGATGCAATCATTCTATCCGCAGAAGATGATAAGGACGAAATGCACAGGCGGATTGAACGCATGGATCCTATGGGTAAGCGCCGCGAATACCCGAACAATTTGAAAATCCTGCCGCTACCTAACCTTGGCGGTGTGTTTCCAATCATGCAAAAAATCGACAACAGCTACGTTATGGGCGAAGAATTTGGACGCATCTACGATCAAATCCTAGAAATGCAGAACCTCGCACTGCTGGTCATTGACCCAATGGCGTCGTTCGTACACGCAGATGTAAACGCTGATCCAGCCGCAGGAGCCGCATTCATGGGTATGCTGGCGCAAATATCAACAGAAACAGGCGCTACAGTCATGGTCAATCACCACATGGCTAAAATCAAAGACAATGATCCCGTCACAACACCAGAACAAGCGCGTAATCTCATTCGGGGTACGTCAGCTATCGTTGATGGCGTCCGCTGCGCATTTACCGTGTGGAACGTAGAAGAACGTCTGGGTCGGCAACGCTGCAAAGACCTCAACGTGGATTATGCGCGTAACACCGTGTTCGATGGCGCTGTGGTCAAAGCCAACGGGCCAGCTAATCGGGACATACGACACTTTATCCGAAACCCGAACACAGGTTTGTTAGAAGATAGATCAGAAGATATACGCAACTTGGCGCTGTCAGACGCGGT